TCCGATCTAGTTGAGCATTACCGACTGGCATTAGAGGGGGCTAAACATCGAACCCCTGAAGCTTTGAGACAATTAGTAATCAAAACCCTTGTCGATGTCGCGATCTCACCTGACTCCAAAGACGCTGTGAAGGTGCAAGCGGTTAAGGTTTTGGGCACAGTAGTAGAGGTCGGGGCTTTTCTCGAACGGCGCGAGGTGATCAACACCAGCAGCGCAGCACAAGCGAAGCACGAGCTACTCAAGCAGCTACGCACTATCATGCATGGCAGCGCAACCGATGCGGTTGTACATGATGTTGACAGCCTAATGCAGGAACTGGAAACGCTGCCAGCCGACACCCACCCACCCGCCAGCGCCCACGCTGGTGAGCATGAGTCCCAAGTCGTCAAACATACTATTCCACACGAACGAACCCAAGATTTATCAGAAGACCCCCCCCATGAAAATCCTTAAAAGCCCCCCGGGGGGTAAAATTTTTAACAAAAAGATGATGCCCAAGGCTAGGGAGTGGACGTTTGAGGAGTGTAAGGAGAAGATTGTGAGTCCCGCGCAGAATGAAGTATTTTTGGTCATAGATGAGTGGTGGAAGAAGTACCACTATGCTCCGACGCTTAGAGATATAGCTTACATCCGTGGCAAGATGGGTCTGGCGAATACGAAGAGGTTGGTGGATAGGTTGGTAGATTTGGGAGTTGTGAAGAAGTTAGAGAGAAGAGGCAGAAGTGTGCGGCCTGTCTACATTAACTTTAGGAACTTGGAGTAAGAAAACTGTAAGGTGGAAACGTTACCAGATTACACGAAGCTTACAGACAGTTGTAAGAATGGCGTAAGGTGGAAACGTTACCACCTTACATGAAACTTACACTGGAAACGTTACCACCTTACAGAAAACTTACGATAGACGAAAGCTATGAAACTTGAAGAGTTGATAGATAAATTAGAACCACATGAGTATGAGAAGTTCATGTCTGGAGTGATGGAGTACAAGAGTGCTGTGGAGAGGGAGAGGGCGCAAGAGAGTTTTATGTCGTATGTGAGGGAGATGTGGCCGGGGTTTGTGAGTGGTAGGCATCATGCTTTGATGGCCAAGAAGTTTGAAGATATAGCGAATGGGAAGATTAGGCGGGCGATTATCAATATGCCGCCTCGGCACACTAAGAGTGAGTTTGCTTCTTATTTGCTGCCCAGTTGGTTTTTGGGAAAGTTTCCGAATAAGAAGGTGATTCAGTGTTCGAATACGGCAGAGCTGGCTGTGGGTTTTGGCCGTAAGGTGAGGAATCTGGTGGGGAGTGATCAGTACGCTAAAGTGTTTCCTAATGTGGCCTTGAGACAGGATAGTAAGGCAGCAGGTAGATGGGCTACTAATGGAGGAGGTGAGTATTTTGCGATTGGTGTTGGGGGAACGGTGACGGGTAAGGGTGCGGATTTATTGATTATTGATGATCCGCACAGTGAGCAGGAGGCTGCGTTGGCGGCTGGGGATCCTAGTGTGTATGACAGGGTGTATGAGTGGTACACCTCTGGCCCACGTCAGCGTTTACAGCCGGGTGGATCTATAGTGATAGTGATGACCCGCTGGGGTGATAGGGATTTGACTGGTAGGGTGATAAAGGATGCAGCAGGTAGGGATAAGGGGGAGGAGTGGGAGATTATTGAGCTGCCCGCGATTATGCCGTCGGGGAATCCTTTGTGGCCGGAGTTCTGGAGTATTGAGGAGTTGTCTGCTTTAAAGGAGGAATTGCCTCCGGCGAAGTGGAATGCGCAGTACCAGCAGAGTCCGACTGGGGAAGAGGGAGCGATTATTAAGCGGGATTGGTGGAAGAGGTGGACAAAAGAAGATCCACCGGCCTGTCAGTTTATTATTCAGAGTTGGGACACGGCTTTTACGAAGAGTGAGCGAAGCGACTACTCGGCGTGTACGACTTGGGGTGTTTTTTATTTGAATGAGAATTCAGACGACGCGCATATTATTTTGTTGGATGCGTTTAAGAAGAGAATGGAGTTCCCCGAGTTAAAGGAAAAAGCACATCAGAACTATATTTATTGGGAGCCTGATGCGTTTGTGATTGAAGCCAAGGCCGCTGGCAGTCCTTTGATCTTTGAGTTGAGACAGATGGGGATCGTAGTAAGTGAGTACACACCCAGCCGTGGAAATGATAAATTTGTTAGGATTAATTCGGTTGCTGATTTGTTCAGTTCGGGTAAAGTGTGGGCACCTGAGACGAGATGGGCTGATGAATTGATAGAAGAGATGGCGGCGTTTCCAAATGCGCCTAATGATGACTTGGTGGATTCCTCTACACAGGCATTAATCAGGTTTAGAAAAGGTGGTTTTTTAAGGCTTGAAACCGATGAAAAAGAAGACCTTAAAAGCTTTCGGAAAAAACAAGTTTACTATTGAGTTAGTTAAAAACTTATTCGGAAAAAAATATGGAAAAAATGAGTTACGATGTTTTTGATGATATGCCTGATGTTGAGTCTATGTTCAGGACATCTCGCGGCTCAACATATGCTCACATGCCTAACAGCACGACGATTCGAAATCGCAGCGGGGCGAATCATTCGGATACCACTACAGGAATTCAGGCACCGTCTACAAAAACTTTGTACATGGATCCGAAAGCAACTACCGCAGTTGGTTCTTGGATTCAAGATGAATCGACGGCAACAAAGCTTGTTCCAGAAATGAAAGATGGCAAATTTACTGGATATGCTCTGGTTCAAATGGCTGAAGATCATTACGTACCAAAATCCAAATTTGGCCCTGAAATTAAGAGAAAAGCTGGCGAAGTTGTAACGCGAGTACCAGTTTCATTAAAGCCCGCAGTTGGCCTTCATCCCGTAGAAATTTATGGAAGCCCAGAAAGCCCAAAAGGAAGCAAAGCGCGTAACATCCATTTTGGAAATCAGATCACTGAAGTGATGCCAAAAAGTTCGACCAGATCAATGCCTATTCCAATTGGAGGAGGTTACAGACCCGGACAGGACACCATTCAGCACAGTCTTAACCCGCTTAAATTGGCATCAGGCGGGTCGGTAAAAATGCCAAGCAATTACAGTCAAGGCAATTGGAAACTTATTTAAGGGTACATCATGGACATTGCAAAATCACTTTATGCGGCTCCCCAAGGTCTTGAGGCATTAGACATGCCGGACTTGGAAATTGAAATTGAAAATCCAGATAGCGTGACTGTTGGAATAGATGGATTAGAGATTACGCTAGAACCAGAAGCCGAAGCGGGCGGTGAGTTTAACTCTAATCTGGCCGAATACATGGACGACGGAGAGCTGGAGAAAATAGGCTCCGAGATTGTGGAGATGGTAGAGACGGACATTAACTCCAGAAAAGACTGGGTAGAGATGTTTGTCAAGGGATTAGAAGTCCTTGGAATGAAGTATGAAGAAAGAACCGAGCCGTGGAATGGGGCTTGCGGCGTTTTTTCTACGGTGTTGACAGAAGCTGCTGTCAGATTTCAAAGCGAAACAATTATTGAAACGTTTCCGCCTCAAGGGCCTGTGAAGACAGAAATTATTGGCGCGATCAATAAACTTAAAGAAGATGCTGCCGAGCGGGTTCGTGAGGACATGAACTACCAGTTGACAGAGGCTATGCCTGAGTACAGACCAGAGCATGAAAGAATGCTTTTTAACTTGGGTCTGGCGGGATCTGCTTTTAAGAAAGTGTACTTTGACCCCGCGATTGGGCGTCAGACTGCTATATATATACCTGCTGAAGATGTCGTTATCCCCTACGGATCCAGCGGGGCGAGGACAGCAGAGCGTGTAACTCATGTGATGCGTAAGACTAAAAACGATATCAGAAAACTACAGGCCGCAGGTTTCTACAGAGATGTAGATTTAGGTGAGCCTATTTCAATTCACACCGACGTAGAGAAAAAGAAAGCCGAAGGACAAGGCTACTCTTTGACTGACGACGACAGGTATCAGATCTATGAAGTACAGATAGATTTTGATATGCCCGGCTATGAAGACGAAGATGAAATTGCTTTGCCTTACATCGTTTCTATTGACGCTGGCACGGGGAAAGTTTTATCTATCTACAGGAACTACGAAGAAGACGATCCGATGCGCCTCAAGAGGCAGCATATGGTTCAGTACGACTACGTACCCGGATTTGGTGCCTATGGATTTGGCTATATCCATTTAATTGGAGGCTATGCCCGAGCCGGAACTTCTTTAATCCGTCAGTTAATTGATGCGGGAACTTTGTCTAATTTGCCCGGTGGCCTTAAGTCTAGAGGATTGAGGGTCAAGGGAGACGACACCCCAATTGCGCCGGGAGAGTTTAGAGACGTTGATGTACCTAGCGGCTCTATTAAAGACAACATCATGGCACTGCCTTACAAAGAACCAAGTCAGGTTCTGGCAGGTCTACTAGATAAGATTACCGAAGAAGGCAGAAGATTAGGTTCTATCGCAGATATGAAGATCAGCGATATGAGCGCAAATGCCCCCGTGGGCACGACTCTAGCGATCTTGGAGCGACAGTTAAAAACCATGTCTGCCGTACAGGCACGGGTTCACTACTCTATGAAACAGGAATTTAAAATCCTGAAAAACATCATCAGAGACTACGCGCCTAAAGAGTACGAATACGACCCAGAAAAAGGAGATCGTAAAGCCAAGCAAGAAGATTACGACATGGTGGAAGTGATTCCAGTGTCGGATCCTAACTCTTCTACTATGGCCCAAAGGATCATGCAGTATCAGGCTGTGATCCAGTTGGCCCAAAGTGCGCCGCAGATTTATAACTTACCTCAGTTGCACAGGCAAATGATTGAAGTGCTGGGTATTAGGAATGCAGATAAATTGGTTCCTACGAAAGACGACCAGCAGCCAAGGGATCCGATCAGCGAGAACATGGCTTTCTTGCGCGGCGAACCTACCAAGGCGTTTATCTACCAAGATCAAGATGCCCATATTCAGGCGCACCAATCGTTTATGCAAGACCCGTCAATTGCTGCAACTATTGGACAAAACCCGATGGCGCAACAAATGCAAGCGGCCATCATGGCTCACATTGCAGAACACTTGGCATTTAAATACCGCAAAGACGTAGAGGCTCAAGTGGGCGTACCGTTGCCAAATCCTGATACGGATCTGCCGGAAGATGTGGAAGTGCAGTTGTCCCGCTTGGTGGCTCAAGGCTCTCAGCAATTGATGCAGCAAAACATGGCCAAGGCGCAGCAGCAGCAAGCTCAACAGGCACAGCAAGATCCTCTGGTTCAAATGCAGCAGCAGGAATTGCAAATCAAACAAGCCGACGTTCAGCGCAAAACTCAGAAAGATCAGATTGACGCGCAGATTGCAATGCAAAAATTGCAATTGGAAAAGCAGAGGATCGACGGAGAAATTGCGCAAGGCATGAAACGTATCCAGTCCCAAGAGCTACAAACAAAAGCCCGGATAGAAACCGACATGGCAAAACAACAAATGGATGCGATTTTAAAGGGTAGCAGGTAATGGATCCAAAACTGGCAGATATCTTGAATAAAAAGATTCAAGACCACATCAATCAACATTTAGAGGTGCTGAGTGATGGCGTAGCTAAAGACTACGCTCATTACAAAGAGCTGTGCGGAGCAATCCGAGGTCTGCAAACCGCACAGATGGAA